TGATGTTGCAGGTAGCACCTGACAGGAATGTTGCTGTTGCCATTGGTGGCTCCTTAGTTTCTACGCACGGCGATTGCCACCGTGAGATCGTATGTGGGTATATCTTGCCCGCCGTAGTTTGCATTGCCTGGACGGGCGTCTGTAACTGCGATGGGCGAGTTCATGATTGTGTCAACAGTTGACATGAGATAGTCGCCTGAGTCCTGATTGCCTGGAGGGGCTGCCAAGACTCGGACGGGAATCCGAAAGTCGCCGACGTTGTAAGTGAACGAAGTCATGACGGGGAGTTCAATCATGACGGACATTGGGCGCGCGTTTCGGGGATCTGTGACGGGTTTCAATCCGAGAGCGGTGAGTTGTGTTGCGATTGCGTTGACTGCGTCGACGAGGATTCCTGTTGCAGCCATTATGCGACCTGTGGTCTTCCGCAGCCGATGAGGGCCATAATGCGTCCCATAGTTGACGGGATTGGGATTGAAGACATGGAATCAAAACTTGCAAACGAATCGGCACTTCCGCGTTCGCGGTACAGGGTTGAGGCGTAAAGAATCCCGCCAAGTTTCACGGCAGCGTCTGGAACAACGCTTTGCGAATCCGTGTAACCCGCTTCGCGACGCTTGCGATAGATGTATGAGTTTGCAGCTGCTACGCAAGTAGTAATAAATGCGGTGTCGTTGGCGGTTGCGACGTCAATGCCCAAGAACTCGAGAACCATTGCGTTTGTGATCCAACTGATGCTCGGGGTAAAGGTGACTGCACCGGTAGCGGTTGAACGGTCGTAGTCCGTTCCTGCGTTGACATAAAGGAACTGGTAAAGACGAATTACATCGGAGTCAAAGAGGAGGTCGCCCTCGTCAGATACCCCGATGAATTCAAAGTCTTGTGTTGAGACAATGGTTGCGGTTGCGTTGAATCCGTGGCTTGCGCCTGTGATTGTTACGGAGTCGCCGACCTGTATGCCTGTCTCAACGAAAGTCTGGAGAACGGCGTACCCATCGAGGCGCGTATGAAACGCGAGATCGTAAGTAGCCATTGTTCTGCCAGTCTTCTTCTAGTTGTGGATCAGGTGAGGTTGAAGCGACGGAGACCGCCAGCGATTGTAACGATTGGGCAGAAGTAGCCGTAAATCATTGCTTCGATTTCGCCTGATGCCGGAACATTTACTGAAAGTTGAAGTTGTGAAGATTCAAAGATTTCAATTGCTGAAGGCACGATGAGGAACGCTGATTCGTCGATGGATGTTGAAACCATGTTTGAAGAAACGTACAAAGGAACGCCGAGAACATTGCCGAACAAGGTTGTTGCTTCTGCTGATCCTGCGGAGTTTTGTGGCTGTCCTGCATTGAACAATGGACGGTTGCTGCCGTCAACTGCGTTCTGCATGAGTGACCATTGGCTGACACCAGCGGTGTATGCCGCAACGACGTCACCAGTTGCAAGATATGCAGCTGCTGATTCTGTTGAAACGAATGACTGGATACCTGCTGCGGTTGCTGCGGTTGCTGTTGCCTGTGTTCCGCCAGCAGTGATTGCAGCAATTGTTGCTACTTCTGTTGCTTTGCGGTACGAGCGAGTCATGTTGTCGAGCATGATCTGTGCGAACGATGGGTCTGAACGCTCTTGCAGTTCAACTGACCAGCGCTGAAGACCAGCAAGTTTTACAACAGTTCCGTTGACATACGAAGAAACGATGCCTGTCTCCGATGGTGCTCCACCTTCTGAGGTAGTGGCGACTGTTCCGTTGGTTGTGATTTTTGGAATGCTGATTGTCATGCCTGCTGCAGGAATGGCACGAGTACCACCGCAAGCGTCGATGACTGGACGTGATCCGATGTTGACCTGGACAACATTGCGCTCGTAAGCAACTGGCGAGAACGCAGGGTTGGTCGTGAACGAGTCGTCAGCTGCCTGGATGAACTTTGCCTTTGCCTCGTCGGCTGCTGCAACATAGAGACGCGAGTCGCTGTTTGGGTTCAATGCTGCCTGGACGCTGTGGTGCAAGTAGTCGGCATTGGTTTTAATTGGTGAACGTGGGGCTGAGTAGAAGAGAGCTGTTGGCACCGATGCGGTGGCTTCAACTGTTTCTGGGGTTTCTTGTGACATTGTTTCCTCCTGGAGACTTGTGTCGGGTTGGGGTTCGGTTGACTCTTCTTCGACCTCTGGGTCGTCTTCTGAGGCAGCGATTTTTTCTATTTTCGCATCGGAAAATGCAGGGGTAGTGACAACCGAGAGCTCGATGAGATCAGCTGACGAGACAATCATGACGCCGTCTTTGTCGTACTTAAATTTTTTGGGAACGGCACCAACTGAGACTGAGTCGTATGCAGACATTTGAATTAGTTCAACAACGTCGTCGGCTTGTCTAGATTTTGCAAATGAAGCAGAGAACCCGAGACCGTTGTCAAGGTCGACAAGTTCTGTGACCATTCCGATCGGGCGTCCGTCGTGGTTTTCAAGAAGTCGCGCGGGCTTGGCATTCAAGTCAAAGGCTCCGCGCTTAAACATGACCTTTTGGCCTGAGGCGTTGGCTGCAACATTCCAAGGGACTGCGATGCCGGTGATTGTGCGCGGTGCATCTTCTCCAGCTGCTGCATCAAGAGTGATGGGGATTGCGGTGAACTTGATCATGAAGGAATCTCCTCGAGGTCGGGAACTACTGGCTCAACTAATGCGTCGTGCATTTCGCCAACGGCTAAAAGGTCGTCTGTGTCAAACGAAACAAAGCGTCCGCGACTTGTCACGTCGTTCATGCTGAGACGAGAAGTAATTGCGTTGGCGTACATTTGCGCGCCGAAAAGCCAAAGGTCTTGACGGGCTTGCGATGCGTTTTGATATGTCATTGACGCTCCAGGCGTCGGTGCCGAAACGAGGTATGCAGGGACGGAGCAAATTCTGCTGAGGTCAAGTGCTTGGTATTCGCGTTGCGCTGCGTTAATTGCTAACGGGTCTCGCTCAAATTCCACAAAGTTCACGAAGTTGTTTAGCGCGCCAATGACGTTTCCTTCGCGACGAGCCTGCGCCCATTGCGACGCAAGGTCGCCAAGTTCTTCACCGGACATTGTTTCGCCCGCTGAAGTTTGTTGAAGATAACCAGGAACGGTTTCAATTGTTGCTGCACGATCTGCGTATTGGTCAAGGTGAGTTGCGATGCTGACTGCGCGTCGACCTGAATACATGAGACCAGTTGTCGGTGCAAGAAATGTGACAACTTCGTTCGGGTCTAGATCAACACCGTTGAACTTGATGGTGTCTGGCATAGAGAAGAATTGTGGGCCTTCTTGATTCGGTGTTGAAACTTGCGAGGCAGGAATCCATTGGAAACTCATTGGACGACCGTCGGTTGCATTACGAGAAGTTATGGCCCAGAAAGCGCGCCCACTTATCCAGAGGTCGGTGACCGTATTTGCGAGGATGAACTGGCGCGGAACTTTCGGATCAGGGTTTTCCATCCACGACTCGTTCGGCACATGGATTTCTTCGTACTCTGTGCCGTTCCACTGCTTGACGTACTGGCGGAACTCAAGGCCAGAGATGGTCGAGGCGAGAAGGTCTCTCGCCCGCGACACCGTCGGGAGACTAAGGGCGGCCATCTCAAATGTATTGCTGAGATATCCATACGTCGGGAAGGCACCGTTTCTGCCGATACCGGCAGCGGCTTTAATAGGCGAAGATGCAAACTCAGCAGTTTTTATTTTTCGGGAGAAGAACGCCACGACTGGAGTCTCCCACAAACTAGTTGCAAATGCAACTACCTTCCGAAGGCCATTGCTGCGCGTCCAGTATTTGACGGGCGGGAAACAAGAGCTGCTGCGACGACCAGAAGTCGCGCTGCCTCAATTGGGCCAGGGGAGCGTTGGCTACTAATCACGACTTGACCGTTGGCGCGCGCAAGGACGGCGCGGTTGACATGGGTAGCAAGCAGTTCTTCGCCTCGGTGGTAGATGCGTTTCTCAAGGATCAGCGAGCGGGTGAGACCCGTAAATTTAAGTACCTCGGCGTAGCCGAAAATTTGACGTCGCCGTTCTAGTTTCTCTGGCGTATGAAGGTCGAGTGCCGGAGTAATTGCCAGACGCAACTTCGGGTCTGCCTCCATTGCCTCGTTAATCTTTATCCACATTTCCTTGAGGGACTCTGTGGAGAACTGAACAGTTGCAATGATGTTGCCTTCTTCGGTAAGTCCGCAACGAATGCCCACATACTTTTCTCCGCCAGTCGCAGAGTCAACGGCAAGGACGCCTCCAGCGGGACAGTCCGATTCGGTAAACAACTTGTCCCAGACTCCAGGCTGAATCCAAGCGTCCGCCGACGAGACCCACAGATTCAAGTGGGCGCGGAGGAACGCTGCACGATCTGGCGTTTCCGCAGCTGCTTGCAACGCCTCGAGAGTGATGGTCTGGCCGAGGGCAGGGTTGGCGTAGCCCCAATTTATTTCTTCGTTCGGGTCAACCGACGGGAGACTCCATTCGGCAAAGTAAAGACGAGTCTGCTTCTGCTGATCTATCGCGCCAATGGCTGCCTCGCGCAATCGTTGCATTGTCTTTGAAGATTCATCGCCTGAAGTTGACCAGGAGGAAAGGAGCGGAGACTTGACCGCAATCTGCGACGGGCGCAACGCATCGAAGTAGACCTCCTCAGAGACATTCCAGATTTCGTCAACAACAATCAGATCGTAAGTTCCGCCGTGAAGGTTCGGGGTTGCAGCGCGGACTTCCCACGTTGAGCCGTTCGGCATCTCGACTTTGTTGCGTCCGTAACTCCAGGTGACATGACCTTCAAATTGTGCCTCGAGTACTGGAGCAAGTTCATTGAAGATTGCAACCGCGCGATCAAGTTTGTTGGCAACAGAAAGAACGTGAATGGGTTTCCCGCGCATCGCTGACCAGTCCGTCAAGAAGTAACCGCAAAGACTTGTCAAGGCAACGGACTTCCCGTTCTGCCTGGCGCAGCTAGTCAATGCCTCACGAAACACAAGGTCGCCATTCTCGTCATGAGTCAACTGGCCATTAAGCGCCACCTTCTGCCAATCAAAGAGCGTCCTCGAGAGAACTCTTTCCGACCATGCAGCAACTGCGTCGCCGTAGGAACCACTTCCATTATGAAGCGACTCGAGACGGGGCGAACTCTGCCCAACCCCGAGAACCAAGTCCGAAGACGCAGGACATCGAACTGATTCGGTTTGAATCCCTTCAGATAAGAGCAAAGAAGGGGACGGGTCCTT